CCTACTGCTGTTGCATCTTTTACTGCTCTGTTATTTAATTTAATTATACTCATTATGATTTACTCAATCCATACATTTTTATTACACCGCTATCTATGTTTCCGCTTGAAAATTTAAAATCTATTGCATCAATAGCTGATGTGGTATTTCCATAACCAGCCATATATGATTGGTCGGTAAAATTACTTGCATTATAGCTTGAAGTTCTGTTAATAAAATGTTTTACAAAAACAGTTGAGCTGGGAGAAAATAAAAAAAGTTCTCCTGAAACTGCTTGGTCATTGTCATTACCAACATCATATTGTAAATCTTGATAACCTGTTGATTGTGCTAAATCAAAACTTCCATTATATTCTAAACTTGTTGATGTACCTGCTTCATTTTGAGTTGCAAGAAAGAATGTTGTAGTTTTTGTAACATTATAATTTGAGCCACTATCTGTTGAAAGATTAAAAGTAAAATGTGCTTGGTCAGTAGCTGGGTGAATATTAATATATTTAAATAAATAAGTGTCGTATGTGCTATCAATATTAGAAGTAAAAGAAGATGATGATACTCCTGATGTAATGGTGTTTGTAGCAAGTAGATTTAAACCACCAGAAGGTAAGCTACCTAAATCCGTTACACTTGAAATTGAATTGTTATTGTATTTAACTAACTCCATATAATTTAAAAGTCCCTGAATCTATGTTACCTGTATTAAATGAAAATTGAACAGCATTAATAGCTGATGTTGTATTACCATAACCAGCTACGAATAAATTATGAGCATACGAATTTTCTCCATATGCGTGAGTTTGAATTATAAAATGTTTAACAAATGTGGTAGATGATGGTTCAAACAAGTGCATTGTGCCTGAACAACTCTCATCTGCATTTGTTGCATTTACAAGACCTGATATTCTTAGTGTGCCTGTACTTTGAGCTAAATCATATCCTGTTTGATATGCTAATGAAGAACTACCACTTTCTGTATGATATGCTCTGAAAGCAGATGTTGTCTTTGTTACATTATAGTTACTCCCACCATCTGCTGATAAATTCATATACAAACTAGCACCTGTTGATGGGTGAACATTAATGTATTTGATAATATATTCTTTATAAGTAGAGTCTATTCCTGAAGTAAAAGATATTGTTGAACTGCTACTAGCTGTCTGTGTAGATATTAAATTTAATCCACCACCTGATATTGAAGCTGGTAAAGCTGTTATTGCTGATAAGGAATTGTTGTTGCAAAAATTAAGAGCCATTTGTTTCTCCTAACTTACGCCATACAATTTGAAAATTCCACCATCTATCTCTCCACTACTGGTATAAAATCTAATACCATCAACTGCTGATGTTGATTCTATTCTTCCTGAACCTGTAGAACCCATATGAGTATCCCCGTTCTCTTGTTGGTTTGTATGGAAATTTATAGTTTTATTATAAGTTGTTTCAGATGGATTAAAAAGAAATAATCTTCCGTTTAAACTTGATGTGGATTGAGCATCAAAATCTGTAGTAATTTGTATAAATGATGTATTTTCACCTTTAGCTACATACGCAGTTGTAGTAGATGATCTTTGTCTGCTATAAGCAAAATCATAAACTGAACTAGAATTTACAGAACCACCTTGAAAAAATCTTACATATAAACTTGACCCATCATTATTTGTTGAAAGATTAATTATATCAATCATATAAATTTTGTACGTACTATCTATATTTGAAGAAATATCTACTTGTGCTACCGCACTAGATACTGTTGTTGTAGATAATAACGCATGCGCGCCACTTGGTTTATCAACAAAACTTAAAACTCCTGATGAGTTAGTTTGTATAATTTTATCTGTTGCTGGTGCAGTAGCTGGTAAAGTCAAAGTGTAAGATTGACCAGCAGAATGCGCTGGTGATTTAAGTTTTACTCCATGTGAATTTTGTGAGCAGTTTAATTGTAAAGTTCCATCAGTTGTTCCATCTCCTTTTATTTGTAATCCAGCCGCAGATGAAGTTGATACAAAGTTTGCTTTAGCATCTGTAACTGTGGCATCACTTGGAACACCTAAATCTAAAACATTACCAAGTAAAATAATAAAATCTATAACGTCACCTGTTGCTAGGTTTGATGCAAAAGTAATTGTTGAACCTGAAATAGTAAATGATGAGTTTGGTTTTTGTAGTACACCATTTAGAGATACAAGCATATGATTCGCAGACTCAGGTGATACGTTTGCTGATGATACTTGCATTGTATAAGATGCTTGTCCATTGACTACACTAATTGCATCACAGACTTGAAAGTTTCCTGTTATTGGTGGGTTTCCTATATATGCCATTAGCTATTTACCACCCCATATAAACGAAACGTTCCACTTGCTATGTTTCCTGAATGAAAATCAAATTTAATATTATTTATTGCTTCTGATTCTCCAACTCTTAACGCACCTTGTTGAACACCAATATAGTCGTTAGATTGCCCTAAAGCTATAGTATAATGAGCATAACCATAACCACCTGAAGGTTTATACAAAGTAAATTCCATATTAGTTTGTTCATCTGCATCAGTTCCAGGTCTTGCGGCATTTAATGTTGTATGACCTGATGAACTTGTTTCTTGGTTATAAAGAACTGAACTTCCTGAATCAGCAAATCCAAAAACTGCCATTCTAAAAGTTTTATCATAATTAGAACCATTATCATCAGAATAATGCACTCTAAAATTTACGTTGTCTGATGCCGCTATAATATCAGTAGCAAAAATTTTATAAACTTCGTATGTGCTTGTTATGTATGTGCTATTAAAAGCAACACTTGCGCTACTACTTGCTGTTTGTGAATTTAAAAAAACTAAACCACCACCACCTTTAATGTAAGAATAATCTATTCTTTTAAGTGTTCCAGCATCTGAAACTAAAAACTCATCTGTATCTGCTGGTTCTGCACCTAAAGCTGAAAATCCTGTAATAACATTTGCGTTGAGGTGTTCGTTCTCAACTGCATTGTCTGCTATCTTTGCTTCTGTTACTACATCAGCACTTAGGTCGCTTGATGTAATAACTTTTGGTGCTGGTGCTTGTCCGATATAAGGCACTTAAAACTCCTATGTTATTTCTAAAATACTTAATGTTGCATCTATCTTTGCTGATACAGAACAATCAATTTTTAAAACGTCTGTTGCTTGTAATACTACTTTTCCACCTGATAAAACTTCTAATGAAGTTCCAGCAGGAATCGTTACATCTTTCACTACAAAAACGTCCTCGTTAGTTTCTGTGTCTGATGTATCTGATTCTATTTTTACACTAGCCGTAACTGAAGCTGTGTGAATATTACAAAGTAACAAACCAATTACTACTGTTGTTGTAGAGGATTTTCCTGTGTACAAAGTTAGAGGTGTTCCAGCACTTGCTGGCATCGCTCCATTAGTTTTTACTTTAAATGTATTTGCCATATTTTATCCTAAAGCTATTGCAAGTGGCAGAGCATTTGGATCAGTTTCAGATATTGTTCCTGTTACTGACATTGTGCTAGTCACTGCGTTTGTTGATGTATTAATTTGAAATAATTCTACGTTATCTGAGCCATCATTTATTTTTACTTTTAATACGTTTGTTGTTGCATTATCAACCCACATTGTTCCTGTTGCTACTGAAGCTGGTGCAGAACTTCCAACGTGCATTGTATTTAACGCACCTAATATATTATTAAGTTCCGTTCTGAAACTCGCAAATCCTTGATTGGCTAATACTACATCTGAAACTTGGCTCATATCTGTTTATACTCCTTTAGCTTGTTGATTTCAAGCCATGTCCTACAACTTGATAATCGAATGTTCTGCTTAATTGTAAAGGCAGTTTTTGATTTACTTGTAATTTGATAATAGTCGCCTGTTTGCAATCCTTGTGCTGATATTCCTATACTTGGAATAGCAAAAAAAGAATTGACAAAAGTAATTGTTGTGCCTGAAGCATCTGAAACGACATCTTGCCCAGCTTCAGTTCTTTTCTCCATATTTACTTGTGCTTGTAGAGTATGAACTTTAGCACGAACTTTATTATCATCACTTGTAATTTTACATTTGAATTTAAAAAACCTACCTTTAATAGTGCTTTGTTGAGCAATCTTTTGAAAGTTTGTTATATTATCTAAACTAGTATTATCTGCACCCACAGTAACTTCTGCACCACATTGTATTTCAGGGCTACCATCAAAAGGTGCTTTTGCATCTTCAAAGTTTGTTGCACCTCTACCTGAATCAAACAAATCGTATTCATCTTCTGAACTCATGCCTATAACAGCACCTAAAGTTGTATCGTAAATTGCATCTAATGAAAGTGTGTTAAAAAAAGTGTACTCTCCCGAAGCTTTTACATTACCGCCAAAATTTGTAGGATTTGATGTTGAGTCTGTGCCACCTAAATCAAAGTTACCCTCAGCAGAATCTATATTTCCTACTAGGCTATCTGTTTGTGTAATCGTGTCTAATATTAGAACTTTTCTACCAGCATTGTCTGTTGATATTGCTACACTACTATCTCTTGTTCCGTTAAAATCTGCCATTATTCACTCAAAGTTAAAACATTTGTAAAGTTTGCTAAAGAAGAAATGTTAGTCGATACAATCGAAGCATTTGCAGAACTGTTACCTAACTTATCTACTGCCTTTATACAATAAGACCCAATTTGGGCATTTACAACTAAAGAATTTGATTTTCTTCTTACCACTTTTGCTATCGGTGTACTTTCATTCCATGTAGCACCACTTGTAACATTTTGAAATCTTATTTCATACCAGCTTATATCTAAATCAGCAACAGGAGTCCAAGATAATTCCATTTGATTTGAACCTACTAATGATACTGATAAATCTGTTACGTCTGCTGGTGTTTCCGTTGCACCAACAACAGTATGAGTAGCTGATGTGAATGTTGATGATACTCCTAAAGCATTTATGGCTTTTGCTCTTACTGTATAGTTTTCACCATCAATTACATTAAGAAACTCATGTCTAAGTTCTGTTCCACTAGATATAATTTTAAAATTAGACTCAGATGTTTTTTTAGCTTCAACTTGATAGTATTGAACAAACGAATCAGGTGATGCACTAATTACGATATTCAATCTTGTCAAAACAACTCCGTCAGCATATTCAATCATTTCATCTGTTAAAGTAATACTAGCTGGTGGTTGTATAGTAAAAGGGTCAGGTAAATTAGTTGATGGTGTACTTGATACTTGCCCTTTAGTTGCAAAAGTATAGTGAGAGTTTTGATGTTCAATTAGGTTTAAACCAACTGTAAAATCTTCGTTAAATGATATGCTATTTACTCTAAAAGCTTTTGCAGAAAAACCTATTGATGCGTGTGTTATATTTACAATATCTCCTATGGCTAAATCATAAGCATTACCACCAGCATTGATATTTAACTTCAAAGCCTCTCTTGATCTTCTTAAAATTATTTCTGCCATTTCTTCTGCTTGATATGGGCTTGTAAGTGTTTGAAAATCAAATCTACCCTCTAATAAAAAACCACCATCTGCCGTTTTCATTGTTGCGTGTTGGTCTGCACTTGCTAAACCTGAGTCATCTATTGGTGGAAACTGAACTTCATCTACTTGAAAGTTTCGATCAGGATTAAC